TGATATTCGCCTGGAGCTGCCCAGCTATTCGATGAACGCAGCGCGCGGGTGGGAAGGCAACCGCGACCTGCCGGACATTTCGCTGGGCCGCACCCGGGGTGATGATCACCCGGAAGACAACCCGAGCATCCCGTCAGCCACCTACTGGGCGATGTGGCAGCGGTGGCAGCCGGTGGCGGCGGTGCTGAGCGGCACGGCAGGCCTGGCGCATCGCAGCGACCACTATCTGCCGCAGCTGCCGAACGAACCACCGGATGCCTATGGGCGCCGCTGTGGCCGCGGCGTGCTGAGCCCCTACTTCGCGCGGATCGTGAAGGCGGCAGTGGGGCTGATCCTGCGGAAGCCGATCGAACTGCAGGGTGGCGATGAAGCCTGGTGGGATACCTGGCGAAAGGATGTGAACAGGCACGGCAGCAGCCTGGAGGAATTTTGCACGAAGCTGCTGTTCGACGCGATCGCCTACGGGCATTGCGGGTTCCTGGTGGATCACCAGCTGGATCCGGCGGTGGTGAGCCTGGCGGATCAGCTGGCCAACCCGGTGCTGCCGTATTTCGTGCGCTACGAAACGGGCAATGTGATCGGCTGGCGTGAAGCATCAGGCGGCGCCAACGGCCACCTGTCGCAGCTGCGGCTGCGCGAAGTGGTGAGCGAACCCTGGGGCAGCTTCGGTGAAGCGCAATATCGGCAGGTGCGGGTGCTGGAGCCCGGCCGGTGGGCCACCTACCGGGTGCGCGAAGCGAAGGATCCCAGCCAGCCTGAAGAATGGTTCAAACACCAGGAAGGTGAAACGGGGCTCACCACGGTGCCGTTCACGGTGGTGTATTCGCAGCGTGAAGGGCTGCTGCTGAGCGATCCGCCGCTGCTGGAAATCGCGAACCTGAACCTGCAGCACTATGCGCTGCAGGCGCAGCTGCTGCACTGCCTGCATGTTGCGGCGCAGCCGATGCTGATCGTGAAGGGCTGGGATCAGGCCAGCAGCCACCTGAATGTGGGGGTGAACAATGCGCTGAGCCTGCCCGTGGAAGGGTCAGCGTTCTATGTGGAACCCGCCAGCCAGGCCTTCCAGTCGCTGCAGGATGAACTGGCAGCCCTGGAAACGCAAATGGCCAGCCTGGGTGTGGCGATCCTGGCGAAGCAAAAAAATGTGGCTGAATCGGGGCTGTCGAAACAGCTGGATCGCGCCGACAGCAATTCGATGCTGGCGGTGATCAGCAAGGATCTGGAATCCAGCCTGCAGCAGGCTGTCGAATGGGTGGCCGCCTATGCGGGTGTGGAAGCACCGGTGGTGGTGATGGATCGGGACTACAACGCCGACCCGATCGACCCGCAAACGATCGATGCGCTGGGCCGGCTGTTCACGGCGCAGGTGATCGATCAGCGCACGCTGCTGGAAGCACTGCGCCGCGGCGAAGTGTTCGGTGATGATTTCGACCCTGAAGCGATCATCGAAGCGGTGAGCAGCGGGCAGCTGTCGGATGCGTTCGCGACAACGCTGCCGCTGGCATCAGCGCAGGATGCAGTGGAGCAGGCCGAAGCCGATGGCCCGGTGCCTGATGGCGACCCGTCACTGCCAGCCGACTGATGGATGCCACCGACCTGGCGCGTGCGGCTGGGGGGCGCGACCGGCAGCGCCAGCTGGTGCTGCTGAACATCCTGCGGATCCTGGATCACGGCAACGCCAGCGCCGATCGCACGCAGGTGGCGATCGAACTGGCGGTGCTGCAGATCCGCAAGCTGATCAGCGGGCTGCCGGATGAAGGCCTGCTGCGCGAACAAGCGTGGCGGCAGCTGAAGCCGCAGGTGCTGCCGGTGCTGGAGCGGATGGCCCTGGCGGTGGGGCGCGACCTGGTGCTGGAAGCGGCGGCAATGGTGCCGGAGCAGGCCGCCTGGGCCGCCAGCTACCTGCTGGCCGGGATGGCAGGCGATGCACCAGGGGCCGCGGCGGTGCGGCGTGCAGCGACCGGTGAAAACAACCCGTTTGCGCCGCGCACGGTCGAAGCATTCCCGGGGCAGACCTTCACCACGCGCGACCTGGGCCGGGTGGGCAGCAGCCCTGAACTGCTGGGTGCGCTGCAGGCCCGGGTGCCGGCTGAAGTGGTGCAGCAGGTGCAGGGAATGCGGATCCTGGGCAGCACGCTGCAGCAGTGGTTCGGCAGCAGTGTGGTGCTGCAGGATGCGCGCACGGGGCGGTTCGTGCGCGGCCAGGGCCTGGGTGGTGTGGCGCGCGATGCCGCCGGGGTGCCGCGGTTCGCGCAGTTCAGTTTTCAGTCGATCGATCGCCACATCCGCGCAGGGTTCCTGGCGGGCAGCAGCACTGAAGAAATCGCGCAGAACCTGATCGCTGACGAAATCAGGGGCCGGATGCGCCTGGGCCAGTCGGCGGTGGCACTGAAATCGAACGCCAGGGCGATCGCGCGCACGGGCCTGGCGCACCTGGCGGAGCAGGTGCATCAGCAGCAGTGGGCCGCGATGGAAGCGGCGGCGCCGGGCACGATCACCGGCTGGGTGTGGGATGCGTCGAACGACAGCCGCACCTGTCCCAGCTGCAGTGCACTGGATGGCCGGCGGGTGGCGGAGCGCGGCCAGCTGCCGGGCATTCCGTATCACCCGCAGTGCCGCTGCGCGGTGGTGCCGGCCACGCGCACCGGTGATGAACTGGCGCGGATCGAAGGGCGCGATCGACAGACCGGGGTGGTGTTGACGAACGAAGCACCCCCACCCCAGGGGCCGGATGAACCGCGCGCCGCCTATCGCGCCCGGCTGCATCGTGAAGGGTGGGCGGTGTCGAAGGTGCAGGGGCCCAGCGGTGAGCGATACCACTGGCGGCGGGTGGAATGGCCTGGCGAGCGTGGCGGCAGCGTGGCTGATTTCCTGGGCCAGGTGGCTGATGGCCGCGGCCTGGGCATCGATGCCACCACCAGGGCGCTGACGCTGCAGGAATACTTCGGCACGGGCCCTGCAGGGGCAAAGCGTGCGGCGGTGTTCAGCAGGCTGGTGGCCAGCGGGCGTGATCCACACGCTGCGCTGCAGGATCTGATGCGCGGCAGCGGAAACCAGCGCAGCTTCGTGCCATCAGCGCAGCTGGCGCAGCGGTGGCCGCAATGGGCGGAAGCGATCGATGCAGTGCGGCCGGTGCGCAGCGTGCGGCAGCAGCGGCAGATCGATCGCGGCAAACCAATGGGCCGGCCGCGGCGGGGTTACTGATGGTCGAATGGTGCGGCTACCTGTTCACGACACCGCCGCTGCGGTTCGTGGAATACGAAACACCGCCGATTCGGGTTGAATGCGTGCAACCGCCGCCGCCGGTGTGCAATGCACCAGGGGCTGATTGCAACGGTGCGGGCGATGTGGAGCGGCGCCGGTAGCCTGGGTGCACCTATGTGCAGGCTGCAGTGGCTGATGGCGTGTCGGTGGTTTCGGCCGCTGTGGTGTCGGGTGAACTGATCCTGGGTTTGAGCAGCGGCCAGCTGATCCGCGCAGGTTTCGTGCAGGGCCCCCAGGGGCTGCGGGGTGATCCAGGCCCGAAGGGTGACACGGGCCGGCCGGGGGCTGATGGCAACACCCTGCTGCACGGCGCTGGTGCGCCCACCTTCGATGACGGCAAGCCGGGCGATTTCTACATCGACACCACCCGCAGCTGGCTGTATGGGCCGAAGACCGGCACCGGGTGGGGCAGCGCGGTGAAGCTGAAGCCGGACCCGGCCACGATGACGCTGCCCACAGGATTCAAGGCGCAGCAGGGCGACCCGATCTACCCGCGGGTGTTCGCCGGGGCGATGGCCGGCGGCGGTGGCGGCGGCACGGTGATGATCGGCGGCGGCAGCGGTGACGGCAACCTGTCACCGATCCTGGGCAACAACGCACCGCTGGCGGCCGGCACCCCACTGGTGGTGGCCAGCGACCCGGTGGGCGACGCGATGATCGTGGACCTGTGGGCCCTGGGGCCGAATGGCACGCTGTTCGTGGAAGTGGGTGTGAGCAAGGGCACCGGAACCGACACGGGCTACAGCGTGGTGTATGAAATCCAAATGGGCACCCAGCCGCCGGTGCTCACCTTCACGCCGATCGTGACGGGTGCCGGCGGCCTGCAGCTGCAGGTGAGCAGTGATGTGGCGCTCACCACGCTGCGGGGCCGGGTGCTGCTGCTGTGATGCAGGGCTAGCCTGCAGGGGCAGTGCCAGGGTGATGTGGCCCGACTGCCCCCAGGGAAATGACACTGCAGCCTTTTCACGTCCGCGGCGGGTTGAACGCAGACGGGAAGCGGGTGATGAAAATCGCGGATCCCGTAGCAGCGGATGACGCAGTGAACCTGCGCACGCTGCAGGCGAACGCAGGCGTGCATTTCGTGGGGCGGCTGAGCAACCTCCCCAGCCCGCAGGATCCGACAGCGGCGAACCGGCCGATCGACGGGCAGCTGTATTTCGTGAAGTTCGATCTGGCCGGGAACCGGATCGACCGGCTCTATGCCTTCGATGACAGTGTTGGGCACACCGGGCCGATCGCCACCCTGCTGGTGGAAAGCGACAACCCGGCCGATGCTGCGATTATCACGGCGCTGGCGGCCACAAATGCGCAGGATGCAGGCCGCCCGCTGGCACTGTCGGGTGGTGGCAATGGCGCTGTGGTGGACCTGATCGCGCAGGCATCAGGGCGAATCACGGCCACGATCCAGAACGGCGGCACCGGCTATGCGATCGGTGACAAGCAAACGGTGCCGGCCAGTTCACTGTCGTTCCCTGGCCTGCTGGGCAATGTCACTTTCACGGTGACGCGCCTGGGTGGCGCCACGCCGATGGGCGGTTATCGGCAGGTGAACCTGAAGGATTTCATCAAACCGACAGTGGCCGAAGGTGATCAAACCTTCGGGATGGAATCAGGCGACCTGGAGCTGGTTACCGAAAACAACCACGAAGCGATCAAGGTTTTTACCGGCGGCAGCTGGAAAACCCTGTTCAGCACGGATTCGATGCAGGCGGCAATCGCCAGCCTGAGTCTGTTTGAAGGGACTTCACAGCAGGTGGGCGGCACGGTGCCGGGTGCCATCGCGTTCGATGCGATGCCCGACCTGACGGCAACTGATGCCGCAACGGCCGCGGCCAACCTGGCAAAGGTGGGCCACTACTGGACCTATGTGGGCACCGCCGGCCGGGTGGTTGTTGCAGGCGATCCGAACGGAATCGGCCGTGATTTGTTATCGGCCACGATGCAAGTCGGGGACTGGATTCAGATCGCGAATAGGGGCACTGCAACTGCACCGAACCTGGTGTATGTGCACATCGGCGGCGACCTGCTGGCGAAATCCCGGGCGGATGTGCTCTACGGGTTGAAAACCTGGACAGCGGGCAACTACGAACAGGATTCCCTGGTGAACTACCAGGGCAGCATTTGGCGGGCCACTGGCCCGGTGACACCCACCGACACGGCACCAGGCACTGTCGCAGTGGCGGGCACCCCAGCGGGCCCGGGCGGCACGCCACCGGCGGTGCCAGCGGTGACAGCAGCACCGTGGCAAAAGGTGCCACTGACCGCTGGCGTAAAGAATGTGCCGACCGATGGCGACCTGCCGGCTACGGCACCGGCTTCGGATGTGTATCTGGTGCTGAACAGCACCATCGCTGGCAACAAACCAGGGCTGTTTTCATACGATCCGGGCACCACGGCCTGGGTGCAGCTGGGCGGCGGTGCTGGCGGCACGCCGCTGGCGCTCACCGGTGGCAGCGCGATGACAGGCATCGGCTGCCCGATCGGCACTGTGGTGATGTGGGCCACTACCACGCTTCCGGCGGGTTGGCTGGAGCTGAACGGCCAGGCGATCAACGCCACCAGCTACCCCGAACTGGCGGCGCTGTTCCCTGGTGGCAACCTGCCCGACCTGCGCGGTGGGTTCCCGCGGATGTGGGGCCCTGGCCACCCGCTGAACCTGACGAAACAGCAGTGGACAACCGGCCGCCCGCGCACAGCGTTCACCGGCACCACAAACAACACGGGCAACCACGACCACGGCAGCGGCACCGGCGGATATAGCAACTGCTGGAAGGGCGGCGACTGCACCGGCAGCACCTATATGGTGCGCAACGATCAGCGCACCGGCTATGGGGGTGCACACGATCACACTGTGGCGATCAATGGCGGCGGTGACACTGAAACCGCGCCTGATCACTTCGTGCTGGGCTTCATCATCAAAGCTGCCGACATTGGCGTGCGCTACAGGGCAGCGACACCCTGACCACCCCGCTCACCTGCTCACCTATTCACCCGTTCATCCGCACCTGATCCGATGCCTGATCGTCGCCTGGTTGTAACCGATGCCGATGCCGGCTCCGCCGACTATGGCCAAATGTTCGCGCTGGCCCCTGGCAATGCCACGGGCATCGCGATCCCTGCATTCAAGACCGGCAACAGCCGCCCGGCGGTGGGCACCATCCTGGGCGAAGGGTTTTACGACAAAACCACCCGGCAGGGATATGTGTGGGATGGGGCGCAGTGGCGCGACATTGCCGCGAACCCGATCCTGCAGTTTGCGACCGATGCCGACCTGCTGCGGGACACCGGTTCAGCAGTGGGCAGCTATGCCATCAGCAGCAGCACCGGCACGCTGTATGTGAAGCGAACGGCCGGCTGGAGTCGGGTGGGGATCGCGCTGTATCCCACGGTGCAGGATCTGTTAGGCGACAACCCCACGGTGGGCACCCTGGGTGAAGCACTGGATGAAGGTTCGCTGTGGGAGCGCGCCACCGGCGGCTGGCGTGCCACTGGCCCGCGGGAACTGGCGAGCACTGCAGCGGTGCAGGCGTGGGCCGCGAAGGCGGAAGTGCACACCTTCACGGTGACAACCCCGGCCGCGGCGGTGGGCACTGAAGTGGTGGGTGCCACCTTCGATGGCACCGCGCTAACGGTCACAGCACCTGCGGGCCTGCCGCCTGCTGGTGTGGCGGCATCGCTGGTGGTGGCACTGCTCACGGGCCTGCCGCGCACCTTCAAGGTGGATTACACCCCCGGCCAGGCCACCATCACGGTGCGGGGCCCGCTCACCGGCGCAGTGGTGGCGGTGACGGCACTGCAGAACCTGAGCGATGTGGTGACGGCAGGGAACACTGCCGCTGCAGTGGGCGCGAATGTGGGCGACCGTGCGCTGGCGCTGGATGTGGATGTGCTTTATATGCGCACCAGCACCGGGTGGCGGCCCGTCACGATCTGGGAGGACACCGAAACGAATATCAGGGCTTCCACCTGGGCGATGAACGGCCAGGAAGCGATCGCCACCGACACCGGCCGCACCTTCGCCCGAATCCAGGGCCGATGGGTGGAAGAACCGATCCAGCACTATGTGACGGAAGCGGCGCTGCTGGCGGCGACAGTGCCGAACGGCACGCTGGCCTGGAGCGATGACACCCAGGTGGTGTTCACCAGAGCCGGCGGCACCTGGCATCGAATGGGCAGTCCCACGATGACCTTTGGCACCACAGCATCTGCCACGCCTGCCACTGGCGACTTGTGGTTTGACAACAACGTCAACCGCAAGATCTTCAATATCTGGGATGGCACCGGCTGGGTTAGCACCACCGGCGTCACGATCGGGGCGGCTGGATCGAAGCTGATCATCCCGGGCTATTTCGCCCAGGATCCCAGCGCGACCAACATCGCAGCTGACACGGGCGGCCTGGCGTTCCGATACAACGGCGCCGAAAACCAGCTGTTCCTGAACAAAGGCACCGCCTGGAATGCGGTTACACCGATGCTGGGCGTGCCGGCGAACGCAGGGAAGCCTGTGATCGCGGATGCCCACGGGAACCCGACCTGGGGCGAAATCAGTAAGTTCCAGGAACGCACGCTGGCGTTCGGATATGACGGCGGCAGTGGCGCCTGGATCGACACCACAGCCAACGGCGGGGCTGTGGCTGAAAAGTATTTCTGCATCGAAGGAACGATCACTGTCACCACGGGCAACTTCGATGTGGCTCCCTACCTAGTGCAGGACAACGATGCAGTGATCGACTTTCACGTTGATCGGGGGTTTGAAAACACCTATCACCTGACCAC